CAATTAGAAGATAAGATTTTAGCTCTGAATGAGGCCCAAATTAAGCTTGTTAAACAAAAGCTAGATGGTCCAGCCACTCCAAGTACTCTTGGTCTAGATGCTTTCAGAAAGCGTTATGAAGATCTTCAGAAATTGATTGAGAACTATGAGGACCATCCGTTGAATTTATATCCAACAAATCCTCAGTTGCATCAATACACTGCTGATTTAACAGGAATCATGCCAGCATATATGTTCTATATGGATGCATATGTTACAGCAGATAAAGGTAGATGTACAGATAGAATTATATGGATAAATAGAGAGTTAGTAAAACATGGAGATATTCCTGTTATTATTAATAACACTCACTATAAACCATCATTTGAATATCAGGAGACATTTAGTAACATCAATACAAACGAGATAATGGTGTATTCAGATGGGACATTCACTCCTAAAATATTATATCTATCCTATCTAAGATATCCTGTATATATCGATAAAGCTGGATATGTTCACTTTGATGGTACAGATTCTGTTGATTCTAACTGTGAACTTGCTGCTTATCTAGAAGATGAATTGGTAGACTTAACAGTTGAAAATCTAGCAATGTATACAGAGAATATGTCTGCTATGCAATCTGCAGACTTCAGAATAAAAACAAACGAGTAATTTTTCATAATTTAAATATAAAACAAAATGGCGGATTTTTCATTAACCACCCTCTTTGTTTTTCCAGTAGGAAACACAATCCCTAGCTCTGGATCAACACAGAATTTAACAGCTGGTCAAGTAGGTTTCTATTTGAACACTTATGCTGCTGCTACAGCAGGTAACATTGCTGCTGCTCCTTATTTTTACGTAGCTCAAGGTAGAACAAACACTTATTTACAAGGAACTAAGCGTTCTGACAAAATTGCTGCTTCAAATGTAAGCCAATGGTACAAAGTTACAGGAAACCCTGTTGCTGCTAACCAAGTTACTGAAGTTGGTAATTTCATGGTAAAACCAGGTGAAATCATCACTTTGACTTTACGTGCTTTCTCTAGTTACATTAACACATTGTATTTCAACGGTTTCACTCGTAGTGTAACTGTAAACGCTCCATGTTTAGCATGTGGTGAAGATCCTTGTGGTGAGGTTGATGTTCCTGCTTTAATTGATCAATTGATCTTAAAGTTAGAAGCAAAAGCTCCAGGTAACAATCCTGACAACATTTCTTTCAGCACTTTCTATCAATTCCAACGTGTTGGTGATGATCAAAATGCTAAGTTAGTTATTAGTGGTAAACCTTTAACTGTTTATGGACAACCATGTGATGTGGCTGCATTCCCTTGGGAATATGACCGTATGTGGTTCCGTACTTTCATCTTTGCTGGTCCAGCTACAACTGCTGACTTCATTGTTGCTGATCCTTGTAACAATGTTGCTGATGTTGCTGTAACTCAACGTAGTTCTTACGTTTCTGGTACTTCTGCAGAGATTCAACAATTAGAGAAGAACTTCTATAGCTACCAAGCTGGTTATTTGAAGCACTTGTATAGAATGGTTGGATACAACGAAAACTTTGAAAGCTGGGTATCTGATGGTACTACCTATGATACTTTGTACATCAAGTTTAACGAGTATGACAAATCAGCATATTCTTGGGGTGACTACATTCATGAAGATTCTACAGTTATCTTAGCTGTTCCTCAGGCTCAAACTTCTGCGGTATTAGCTATCTTAACTCCTGCATTGGGTACTCCAGTGAGTGAAAGTGGTCCTATCACAAGCACTACAAGCACTACAACAACTGTATGGCCTAGTACTTCAACAACAACTACTTTAGCTCCTTAATAGAATTACAGTAGTAATCATATAACCTATGCCAGAGGGTGAGAGGATTAATTCTCAAATCCTCTGGCATTATTATTTTAAATAACCATGACTTTAGATTTTTTAGTAATTAATACTTTCGATGTTAATACATTAGGTGTGGCTGATACATCAACTTATGATAATAATCCACCAAATGTAACATCACCTACCATGGCTATTACTATTCCTGGATATACAGTTCCTGTTTCTATCCCTTTCACACCTGATGATTTTAATGTATACAATTCTGCAATATTAGGACTTAGTCCAGTTGGAGTTCATCAACCTCTTCCAGATGGTGTTTACTATCTGAAATATACAGTTTCTCCAGCTACAACATATCATGTAGAAAAGAACATAATGCGTACTGCTAGAATTCAGGAGAAATTTGATAATGCATTTATGAAGCTTGATATGATGGAATGTGATAGTGCAATTAAAACACAAGCAAAGGTAGTATTAAGTAGTATTAATTTTATGATACAAGGGTCTATTGCTGCTGCTAATAACTGTGCTGTAGATACAGCTAATAAGTTATATGTTCAAGCAGATAGACAACTAGATTATTTTATAACCAACAACTGTGGTTGTTCTGGTAACAACTACATAATTAATTTTTCTTAGTATGGCAAACTGTAGAGAGTGTGGCCTAAAGGTAGGCTGCGGATGTCAATTAATTAATGGCTTATGTTCAGCTTGTAATAACAAGTTACAACAAGCAACTCAAAGAATTAAAAATGTTATATCCAAGATTAACGAATTGTATCGAGTGTGCTAGTATACCTGCATTACTGACTGATATAGATGATAAATTAGCCTATTGGGCAACTGTTCAGTATAATAATATTGTGTTCTCTTTGAACCATTATATACCAGGACAGGTGATAGGTGACTTAATAAATTACAAACAAATATTAACATACAAAGCCTGTAATGCAGACTATTGTAAACCATTTACAATACCTATGATTGCTAGTAGAGTGAAAGTGTTAATTCATAAATAAATATAAATATGTCTTGCGAAAGTTGTTATAATGGTTGTGTGCAAGTTACACCAGATGAATGTGTTAGGTATACAGGAGCACCTTCTGTACCTTTACAAATTGAGACAGGAGATACATTACTTAGTGTTGAAGAAGCACTTATTACTACTGTAGTTTCATTTTTAAATGGTCAAGGTATTAATATCACTGTAAATCCACAATACTACTGTGCTTTAGTATCACAATATTTACCATCAGGAACTGCACACACTGTTCCTCAAATGTTCACTGCTTTGGTAAGAGCTGCTTGTAACTTACAAACACAGGTTACTGGTATTAATGGAACATTAGATGCATTAAATGCAAATTACACAGTTGGATGTCTTACAGGTGTAACACCTACTTCTGGTACTCATGCTATTGTACAAGCTGCTGTAAATAAACTTTGTTCAACAGCTTCAGGTTTAACTGCTTTATCATTAGATGTAAGTACAAATTATGTTAAACTTTCTGATTTAAATACTCTTATTCAAGCTTATTTAGATTCACAGTCTACTAATATTACACAACAATACAAAAAAATGGTTCCTTATACAGTTGTGGAATATTATGGACCATTGACAAACTTTGATGGTACAGGTGCTGGTATAAGTTCATTAGGATGGGATAAGATCTATTTATGTAATGGATCTAATGGCACTCCTGATAAAAGAGGTAGAGTTGGTGTAGGAGCTATTAAAAATGTTCCTGGTGGACCATTGAATGCTTCTGTAAATCCTATATATTCAGGTAATCCTAATTATGATGTACAGGATATTGGTGGTGTAAATACAGTGGTATTGAATGCTAATCAAATGCCTTCTCATACTCATGCTTCTACTTCTAGTACTACTATAAGTCCAAATCCACATGATCATGGTTGGACAGGACAAGCAGGTACAGGATGGCCTAAAGAGTCTTGTGATAAAGTTGAAGCAGGTACTCCATGTTCATATGCTATTATTACACAAGTAAAAGGTGTAACTTTAACAGCAAGTACAAATGTAATAATTCAAAGTGCAGGAAGTGGGCAAGCTCACAACAATATTCAACCTGTTATTGCTGCTTATTACATTATGTATATTCCTTCTTAATATTTTAAAATAATTATAAATGTCTTGTTTACCTGGAATGCAATGTTATGATGCTTATTATCATCCCACTGGTTGTGGATGTGATGAGTGTATCATCAATTCAGATCACGTATTATATATTGGACCAAATCTTCCTAATTCAGGAGTTGATACAAACGATTGTTTAACTACAGCTCTAGAGAAGATAGATGAAGCTATTGGAACAGGTGGAGGTGGTGGAGGTACAGCAGGTACTTCAGGAACTTCTGGTTTAACTAATGGTACTTCAGGTACCTCAGGTGCAAATGGTTCAAATGGTACTTCTGGATCATCAGGTACCACTGGAACTTCAGGATCAAGTGGTCGTTCTGGTACTAGTGGAATAGGTGGTAGCAGTGGTACATCTGGATCTAATGGAACAAATGGCACAAGTGGTATTAGTGGTACTTCTGGTACATCAGGAGGAAGAGGAGAAGGTGGTACCTCTGGTATCAATGGTACTAGCGGTACTTCTGGCTTTAATGGTACCAGTGGATCTAATGGAACCAATGGAACTGGTGGAACATCTGGAATAGATGGTTCTGCAGGTTCTGCAGGTGCTCCAGGAACAAATGGTACATCAGGTATTAATGGCTCATCAGGTGTTAGTGGAACTTCTGGTATAAGTGGATCAAGTGGAATTAGTGGATCTTCAGGTACTAGTGGTAGCTCAGGAAATAATGGAACATCTGGATTGAATGGTAATAGATATGCAACAATATCAACTACCAATCTTACAATAAATACTGGTTTACAAACATTAACTGTTGGTACAAGTTTATCTTACACTATTTCTCAAAGTGTTATTATTGCAAATAGTGTTTCAAACTATATGGTTGGATCTGTAGTATCTTATGATGCTATTACAGGTATAATGTCAGCAAGTATAGTTTCTGTAACAGGAAGTGGTTCATATTCTGCTTGGCAAGTGAACCTTGCAGGTGCTTCTGGAGGTAATGGAAGTTCTGGAACTAATGGATCAGCTGGATCAGCTGGATCAAGTGGATCATCTGGTTCTTCAGGATCTAACGGAACTTCAGGATTCACTGGTACATCAGGAACAAATGGAACCAGTGGATCAAGTGGATCATCAGGAAGCAATGGAACAAGTGGTTCAAATGGAACTAATGGAACGAGTGGTTCAAATGGAACAAGTGGTACCAACGGTACAAATGGGACTAATGGTACGAATGGAACTAATGGTACTAGTGGAGTAACCCCATCTACATCTAACTTTGTACCATATACAGTAGCAACAAATAATGTTGATCTAATTTCATCATATACTATGACAGCTGGAGCTTTTTATGAATCTTCAGATATTAGATTTAAAACTGTATTAGAAACTAATCCTCAAATAGATTTAACAGGTATAGATGTAATTAAATTTACACGTACAGATAATTCTACAGATGTAGTTAGTTATGGATACTCAGCACAACAAGTGCAAGAAATCCTTCCTGATGTAGTTAGTGGAGACAATAAATTAG